CTTTAAGATTTTTAGTCTCACCAGTAAATTGAGTGTTCATACTCTCAAGAGCTTTTGTGTCTATGTTTTGTTTTTTGTCTGATGTTAAATCAGTTGGTTGAGACGAAGGTGTAACAACAGCTGATTGTACTTTTGCAAGCCCTGGGTCTTGTTTCATTTGAGAAAGTCTATTTTCAAGAGCGTTCATCCAAGGGTGTATAAACGTATCAGTAGTAGCACTAACTTGCGCAACATCAGGTGATGAATTTGCAATAGCACTAATATCGTCTTCACTTAAACGATAATTTCTTCTCTCGGCTTCTTTACGAATATCTTCTCTTTTGTCTTGTCTAACAGCTTGCCATTTCTTTGTAGTAGAAGAATCAGTCATGTCGTTAGCCATCTTCATAATTTGCTGATAATCATCCATCTGACCAAGATTTTTAAAGGCATTAGCCATTTGAACCATTTGTGAGTAAGTTGTAGGATTAGGAAACATAGCTTGGACTTCTTGTCTAGCTTGTTGCTTAACTTGAGCAGGAGTTTGGTATCCTGCAGCTTCCATTGCAGCACCACCAAGCATACCACCAGCTTGAGCCATTACAGCAGCAGCAACACCGCCTTCTCTAATCTTAGAATAATCAAGACCAGTTTGTCTATTAGCTACCTTCTCTTCAGCTAAAGCGTCATAAACATTTCCTAATTCTGCCATGATGTCTCCTTTAAGTTTTTTTAGGTGGGTTAACGTATCTATCTACAGCACCTGCCATACCGCCCCACATACCAGCAGAAGCATCAGACATTTGTTTAGCAGCACTAATTTGCATATTACCTGCTGTTCCAGCAATACCAGATAAATTAGCACCAATACCCTGACCAGCCTGACCATAAGTTGCAGGTAAATTACCCAAGCCTTGAGCAAGAGATAAGTCACTAGCATATCGACCTCTGTAAGTATCTTGTATAGCTTGAGCTTTATCGTAACCAGCAATCTGAGCTTGAGCATCTTGTTGAGCTTGAGCATCAAGTAGAGAGTTCATTTGCATTTGACCACCAGTTGAACCAAACATACCTTGAGCTACAAGTCTATTTTCACGTTCAAGTCTTTGTTGTTCTTGTCCTGGAGCATATAAAGCTTTTTGTTGCTCGTAGAATTTTTTACCCATTGCAGCAGGATCAGTTCCAAGTGCGTTTGCTTGCGCTCTATTAGATTTTGCTGAAGCCATTGAAGCATCATACTGAGCTTGCATTTCTGGAGACAGGGTTTGTAAAGATGTTCTTGACTGAGGATCAAAAGTTGTAGCACCAAATACACCACCTACGTTCCAAGGTTGTGAGCGTTCCCAAGCTAATTGAGCAGCTTGCTCTTGAGCGCTTGTAGATTCCCTAGCAGCTTTACTTGCCATATAGCCAGTTCCTAAAGCAACGCCAGCATTTAGTAAAGGCTTATTCCAGTCCTCGTTCCATTTAAAATCATCCCAAAAAGCCATGTTATTTCTCCTTAATAATCTGATACACCGACTTCATCGGCAACATCTTGTTCATCGGCAGCAGTATATCCACCACCTGTGTTATTGTCATTTCCATCAAAACTTGTAGCAAAGTCCATATCCTCTTTAGAGAATCCGCCTTCATAATAATCTCCAGCTACAGTGCCTTCAGAAGTATTCATACTTCCGTAACCATCGTTACCACCAAAATAATTACTAATAGAATTGCTAGCACCATTAAACATTCCAGCAAAATCACTCACTGAGCTAGGCTCTTGAGTTATCTCAAACATACTTCCTCTGTTATTTATTGCTAAACTTTCACCTGGAGCTTTCATACCATAGCCAGTTGATTTATCTTCAACTTGAACATTACCTGGAGTCCATGTTTCATTATAGTTTGCAACAGAAAGATCAGATTCTTTTACAATGTCTTGAATACTTTTTCCTGATCTTAGCTCGTCAGCCATAAATTCCATACCTACATTTCTTGCTGCGTCAAATTCACGCGTACCTTCTTTAAATCCCAAGGATTTAGCAACACCTGTTCCTAGACTACCTACCTCAGCTTTCCATTCTCCTGGGCTAATAGCTCTTCCTAACTCTTGTCCAGCTATTCCGCCAATATTAGATAGGGCTATAGCTTCTTGAAGAGAACCAGCTTGTGAGCCTAGTATAGAAGAACCTAAATAAGACCCTATATCCCCCGCTGGGTTTTTACCCATAGCATAATCAGTAAGAGATGAAATAGGCGCGCCAGTAAGAAATCCACCAACTTGAGCTAAATCTCTACCACTAATACCATCATCTTTCCAGTAGTCATAGTAATCTTGAACTTCTTTTTCTCTTGGTGTTAATGCTGGTCCAGTTGGAGTTGGAGCTTCAAAATTATAGTTTCCGTCACTAATATTACCAGCAATATCAAGACCAGCAGACAAAGCAGGATTAACTGATTGTTGACTATCAAGCCAACGTCTATAATACTGATCCTGTCTAAACATACCGTCTTGACCTAATAAGTTATTAAGCCCTGCATTAGCTGTTAAATTTTCTAGTGCTGTTGCCATTTAAATAGTGCCAAAACCTGTTACATTACCTACACAAGTTAAATTACCAGAGGCATCTAACTTCATCTTATTAGTACCACCAGTGGCGAATAATAAAACACCAGCTGTTTCAGTTACAGTCCAGTTACCTAAGTCTACAGTAGTTATGTTAGCTGTTGTGCTTGTCAGTGTAGTTACAGTGCCTGATGTTGCTGCTAAAGCGTTACAAGCAAAAGCTTCTGAACTGTTACCATTAATGTTAGCTTTAGTATTAACTGCTGCTTGAACAGCTGTAAATTCAGTATTAAATTCTGATCCAGAGATTACTTTAGCTGCGTCTGAGTCCGATAAAGCATCTTTACCACTCCAGTTTACTGCAATTGTATAGTTACTCATCGTATTTTTCCTTGTTTATATAATAATGTCATATCTTGTAATGAAGAGGTAGAGCCAGCAGTTTCACCACTCATCTCTAATTGTAAATACTTAGCACTACCTGTTAATGGAATATTGTATTCTTTCATTCCAAAGATAGGTGCGTATTTAGATGCCCCATATAAAGAGGTTGAAGCTCCAAATAATGCAATAACTCCTGAGCTTGCAGGGTTTAGTAAAAAGTTTGTTGTTTTAGATGGTTCTGTACTAAAGTCTTTATACCACTTAACGCCAATAGTAGTACCTGAACCACCTGAAATTACAGCTTTCATCTTTTTAAGGATAGAAGCTATAGCACCTTGACCCAAGTCAATCCAAGTAGTTTTAAATGCTCCTGTGTAAGATGCGGATGTATGAGTTCCACCGCTTACATAATCTTTATCATAATATCCTTCATAGGTAGCTATTGATCCCACTACTTGACCTATTAAAAAGCCCTTAGAGTCTGTGTAAGCCATGCTAGATGGATTTCTTTCATCATTAAATGACCATGTTGTTATTCTTGGAGTGCCTGAAGGAGTTTCATGCTTAATATCAAAGACATAGGTTATGTTTAAATCAACAAAAGATAAAACATAAGTACCTTCGTTCTCAACATACAACGCTTTAGCATTTGAACTTTGAGAGATGTTTCTAATAATTGTATCTTTGATTGTTAAAGATAAGTCTTGTAGTGGTACATTATCCTTCTCTGTTGTTCTGCTTAAAGACCTTACACCTGTTGAAGATAGGAAGTATAAATCATCACCAACCGACTGTATTGAGTCTCTTGAAACACAACCAATACCTCTAATAACTTCGTCTAATACCATAGTAGATGGTTCAGATGGTCCGCCATATATGACGATGTTACTCTTACCAAAGATAACTAGCTTTCCATAGAATGGAGCAATAGCTACAATATCATCTGTTCCCCAAACGGTTTTCAAATCAACCGCACCAGCAGCACCTGAACTCCACTTATGAGCATTTAAAGTATCAGAGTAATAAACAACATCCTTCTCTTCAGTAATACCGCCTACCCATAGCCTTCCGTAGAATCCCATTCCACAGCTTGGATTAAAAGTGGTTACACCAGCGGGTGCATTATATCCAGAAGTAGCAGGCAACGCCGCCCAAGTAGTGCCATCCAACTCTATAGGTATATGACCAGATTGAACGCAGTATAGCTCACGATTAAAGTCTATCATTTGCCAGTCAGAGGCAGAGCCTCCAGTAGCATAAGCAGCAGTCCAAGGGGAGTTAGGGGCAGTAAAGTCTACTGTGTACATATTAGTACCTACAGCGGCAACTACAACACCCGTACTTGTCTCACCTATAGCACCAATCTTAGCAGTTGTCTTTAATATATTCTGCTTAACGCCTTTTCTAAATGAGATACGACCTGATTCTCTTAAAACAATATTATCCGCTTCAGTTAACCATGATTGATCGATAGCGGCAGGATTTGCCTGAACGTTTAAACCATTCAGTCCTAAATTATCTAATGGAGTATATTCTAATCTAGCTGACATACCAATCACTTTCGTATTTAGTATTGCCACTGTCTAGCATGATAGCTTGATTGAGTATTTCTTTGTATTCCATAGCTATTACAGTAGATTGAGTTCCACCGTCTTCACCACGCTCTGCTACAGCTCTCATCCAAGCACCAATAACAACAGGCTTTTCTGGTATTTTAATTGCGGTAGCTGAAAGTTTTAATACATCTTGATATTTAACAATGTCAAATGAAATGGTTTGGACTTTATTAGGCTTAGGCTCAAAATCAATCTTTAAGTTGTTTGAAGAGTCAACACCGTTAAAAGCATAATATGAAGGATCACCTGAATTATCACTAGGGTATTTCATTGCATTTAAATGTGTACGACTAATCTGATTAAGGTGAGTGCCTTGATCTTGATTTATAACATCAATAACTTTTATTTCTTGTCCAGACGATAAATTATAATTTCTAGTACCAGATACTGTAGTTACGTCAACAGTGTCGCGCAACACAAGCCAGTCATGGTAAGATTCGATATTACTTTTAGAGTCGTTAATCAGTGAGCCAATAACCTTCTGATAGTCGGTTACTGTTGTGCTGTCATTGATATTACCCGACCAGTCGGTAGCAATGGTTTCTTCTCTCAACCTGATTAGGACTTCATTGATAAGTTCTCTAAAGGTCATTAGGTTCTCCGTTTGGTTGCATTATAATACAAAAACTGTAGTTAAATCAATTACTTATCAGTCTTTTTCTTAGCTGTCTTCTTTTTAGCTACCACTTTAACTGGTGATTTAATTACTGGTTTCTTTACTGTGATGTTATATGTCAACATAGTGTTACTCCTTTATTATAAACTTAGTGGGTTACCTGACGAGTTTACCTTTGTATCAACTCGGTCTTGGTCTTTTCTTAATGCTTTTAGTTTCTCAGACAAACTAATGATAGCTCCTGAGTTCACTCGTGTGATTGCTTCTAGAGCAGTATCATCATAAGTGTAGTTATAAATAGGTGTCTTCTCGTGAGCTGAGTCCTTCAGTGATTGTATATCAGCTAGTACAGTCTCGTACTTCTGAAGAGCTAGCATCCCTGAGAATACTAAACCACCAATAGCAATAGCTATAGTTACAATCCAGCTTGCTGACATCTTCTTACCTTCAAGCGCTTCCTTAATAAAACTGATTATTGCTTCCATACCATTCTCCGTTGTCTTTGATTTTAGTATTACTATAGCCTTGTAAGATACCACTGTCAGTCATACCGATTGAACTGTAGAACGCCTGGTCTTGATACCAGTCATCGTTATCCTCTAATTCTACTGACTCACTCAATGTGATACCTGTGTAACTGCTTATAT